AGGGTTCGCTTTGTACTCGTTCATTTCAGAAACTAAATTAAACGAACAATCTCAAAAAATGATTTCACCTTTGATTTCATTGCTTGAAAGTTGCGAAAGCTACGAAGAAGCCTACGAACTATTAACGGACAAAAATCTAAAGAGCAAAAAGTTTGAAGAATCACTCCAAAAGGCTTTGTTTCTTTGCGAATTACAAGGAAGGAGTGATGGATTAGATGAATAAATCCCTAACTTTTTTTGATTTCTTTTCAGGTATTGGTGGTTTTCGACTTGGTTTTGAACGAGCAGGTTTTAAATGTGTCGGCTATTGCGATTGTGACAATTATGCCAACAAGTTATACAAATCATTTTTTGATACAAGCGAGGAGTTATTTTTTGATGACATTCGAAAAATCAAAACAGAAGAATTGCCGAACTTCGACATCTTGTGTGCAGGATTTCCTTGCCAATCTTTTTCAATTGCTGGGAAAAGGCGAGGATTTGACGACACCAGAGGCACAATGTTTTTTGAAGTCGCAAGGATTCTTAAAGACAAAAGACCGAGATATTTTATTCTCGAAAATGTTAAAGGCTTACTTAATCACGACAGAGGAAAAACTTTCCAAACAATACTTAAAATTCTCTCCGACATTGGGTATCAAACTCAATGGCAGTTACTTAATTCTAAGTTCTTCGGAGTTCCTCAAAACAGGGAACGGGTGTACATTGTTGGATGTTATGGAACAGAATGTGCCGGAAAAATATTTCCTCTCACAGGAAGCAATTCAGAGAATAATTGCGAAATCAATATAACACAATTACCTTCAACTCTTGGAAATTCACAGGGGAACAGAGTTTATTATCCTAACGGAATAAGCACTTGTATTACATCAAGCGGTGGCGGTCAAGGAGGTAAAACAGGTTTGTATTTTATTAATAAACCTCGTCATAATCAATACAAACCTTCTGATACTGTTCAAACTTTAAAAGTTGCCGGCGATACACCTTTAATGAAAGTAAGAAACGGAACTAAAAAAGGGTTTGACGAAGCCGGTCCTGGAGATGGAATTAATTTAGCATTTCCTCAATCAAAAACAAGACGAGGACGAGTCGGCAAAGGCTGTTCTCAAACTCTTGATACAAGTTGTAATATGGGAACGATTGATGATTACAGAATTAGGCGATTAACTCCTCTTGAATGCTTCAGGCTTCAGGGTTTTCCTGATGAAATGGTAAAAACTGCAAGAGCTCTTGGGATGGCTGACTGTCATTTATACAAAATGGCAGGAAACGCTGTTACCGTAAATGTAATTGAATCTGTCGCTAAAAAACTAGCAGAGGTTATAAATGGTACAACTTAAAGGTCTGTTTAAACTTGCTCCGAGTCTTGCAATAAAATATTTCAAAAACAAAAACAACAAATTTAGTTGGGATTGGTACGAACTATGGCAAGATGCACATAAAAAATCGTTTACAGTCGCTAAAGTTATGCGTGAAGATATCTTAAAAGATATTCGTTCAGCTTTAGATAAAGCAATTTCAGAAGGCAAAACTTTTAAAGAGTTTTCAAAAGAACTTAAACCAACACTCCAAAAGAAAGGTTGGTGGGGCGAACAAATTATCGTTGATTCAAAAGGTAATGCTGAAAAAGTTCAGCTTGGTTCAATGTATCGATTAAAAACAATTTATTCCGTAAATATGCAAGTAGCTTATCAGACGGGAAGATACAAGACACAAGTGGATAATGTAGAAAATCGACCGTACTGGGAATATGTTGCTGTTATGGATACTGCAACAAGGCCTGAACACGCTATGCTTAACGGTTTAATTTATCGATATGATGACCCGTTTTGGCAGAGTTTTTACCCTCCGAACGGTTGGCGATGCAGATGTAGAGTTAATGCCCTTTCTGATTACAAATTACAAAAAAATAAAAGCATCGTGTCTTCTTCAGAAGGTACTTTATCCCAACAAATGGCACTTGTTTCCAAAAAATCAGGCGAATACAAGCCTGTTACTGTTTATACTGACCCATTAACAGGAAAGAAAATTTCCCCCGATGTCGGTTGGTCTCATAACCCCGCAAGCGGATTAATTGAACAGTAATAAAACACTATTTGAACAGATATAAAACAACAAGGAGTTTTAAATGACTATTGATAAAAAATCTCTAATCAATTGGGTTGGCGGTAAAAGATTGCTTAGAAAAACAATCGCTCCACTAATTCCGAAAGATATAAAATCATACGTTGAACCTTTTGGTGGTGGTGCTTGGGTTCTGTTTTACAAAGATAAATGGGCAGATTTAGAAATCTACAACGACCTTGATGGCAGGCTTGTAAACCTTTTCAGAATTGTAAAATATCACCCAAATGCGTTCAAAGAGGAATTTAAATATTTGTTAGGTTCACGAGAATTATTTTTCCAATTTTTGAACGGAACATTTATTACGGATATTCAGCGAGCAGTTCAATTTTATTTTCTAATTACACGCTCGTTTGGAGGTCGTGGCGATACTTTTGGAACAGTAAAACGCTCTAGTGGTGGAGCTTGCAAATCTTTAAAAAATGTTCTTGAAAAAATTGATGCAATTCATGAACGCTTAGACAAAGTAATGATTGAAAATCGAGATTTTGAAAAATTGATTAAACAATACGACTGCGAAGAAGCATTTTTCTATTGTGATCCACCGTATTCTAAAGGTTGCGGCTATGCAGTAACGTCAACCGAAGATTTTGCACACGAGCGTTTAAGAGATGTTTTAAAAGGTATTAAAGGGCGTTTTCTTTTATCCTATGATGATTCTCCCAAAATAAGAGAATTGTATAAAGATTTTGAGATGGTGGAAGTTGAACGACAAAACGGCATCAATAACAGGCAAGGAACGGATAGGACAAATAAGATTTACAAAGAACTATTGATTGCAAATTATCCGATTAAAGCGAATGTGAGCAGAGGGTGAAAGTGTTAGCGTACCCGTTTAATGCGAACATTCAAGGATAAACTAATTAATGGCAGATAATAAACCAATCGAAATAAAAATAGATAACAAGGAGGTTCTGACACGCTTGCAAGAACTTGCAAGTCGAGGTGAGAACCTTCGTCCTTTGATGAAAAATATTGCAGGAATTATGTCAACAGCGACAGAAGATAATTTCAAAGACGAGGGCAGACCTGAAAAATGGGTTGATTTATCTGAAACAACAAAAAAGCAACGTCAAAAAATCGGCAAATACCCCGGACAAATTCTGCAAGTTTCAGGTCAACTCGCATCGTCTGTTTCAACAGCCTATGATGACAATTCAGCCGTTATCGGCTCAAACCTAGCCTACGCAGCAATTCACCAACTCGGAGGACAAGCAGGCAAAAACAAGAAAACCACAATTCCTGCAAGACCGTATTTGAAATTAACAGATGATAATTTTGAGGAAATCCTTACTGAAACTGAAAAGTTTTTAAAGTAATCATATTTTACTTGAGAATTGTAGGTGGAAGTACAGAAAGGAAAAGTATTATGAGTACAGTAGAACCGATTAGAAAAATAGAAGATTTAAAAAAGATTGAGAAAATTTTATCCAAAAACAAAAGAGATTTATTATTTTTTACAATAGGAACTAATTGTGGATTAAGGATTTCGGATATTTTAGCACTTAATGTTGGAGATGTAAAAGGTCGTAATTATATCCAAATTACAGAAAAGAAAACAGGTAAATTTAAGAAATTTCCAATCAATGCCAAATTGAAACCAATGTTAGCTGAATTTACAAAAGGTCGAAAAATAAAAGAGCCTTTATTTGTTACTAAATTCAAAAATAGATTAGAACGAGTAGCGGCTTATAAAATTATAAATAAAGCATGCAAAGAAGCAGGATTAGAAGAAACTGTCGGAACTCATACTCTTAGAAAAACATTTGGGTATCACCATTACCAAAAGTTTAAAGATGTTGCGATGCTACAAAAAATATTTAACCATTTTAGTCCTGAAATTACACTAAGATATATTGGAATAGAACAAGCACAAATCGAGGATAGCTACAATAATTTTATCCTGTAA